ACGGATGAGTAAGTTTCGGAGTATGCCGAGCAAGTCAACGTCAATTCGGCTGTGTATCGCGTTAGATTCCAAGTCCAGCCCTCGACAAAGCCATCGAAAGTTGTGCCAAATACTGCTGGCAAATCTGTTGTGTTTATGCGTAGGCCGTTATAGACGGCAGCTAGTGCATCGCGCTTAGCATCGCTGACCGTTGGCGAGTGCAGTGGGATCGTAATCTGCTCGGGATACATTCTTGGGTAAGCCCGTGACTCGATAAAGTCGTTGGCTTGTGCTTGGGCATCTGACAAGTTATGCAACTGTGTTGTGCGAGATCCTGACAACTGGCCATAAAGAATGACCGACTGCTCATCTCTGGCGTTGGCAGTTCCTGCCCGGTATGTCACGTTGGCATCGTTTACAATTTCGCCCCATTGCGCCGCGGTGCGTAGCCCTCGGGCAAGTATGTCATCTGATGTCAATGTCAGTGGGGTTGCGCTGGCTCGGGCTTGGTAATCGTCATAGTGCAGATCACCATCGCCACCCTCCCAAAGCACACCGCGACCCGAGTTAGCAGCTTGTGTTGCCAAGGTGTAAGCATCGGCCTCGCCACCACTGTAGGCCTGCAGTTCGTATTGCCCAGGCACATCGACATTGGCCGTCAAATTATCGACTAAGGCTTGATTGGTTGCATCGTAACTTGCCCAAGTAACGCCGTTAGGCAAGTCTGACCATTTGATCGTTGCGCCGACATCTGACCAAGATTGCAAAAAGGCTTCAGTTAAAATGTTCAAGATTCGAGTGCCGTCAAACTCTTTGGCGTAGTTGCTGCCGCCGACCAAGTGACGGTTCAGCTGCGAAAGTGGGCCAACGGCTGTGATGGAATAAACGGCAATAGATCCCTCTGATCCGTAAGACTGCAACGAAATGTCAATGTCCGAGATAATGCCAGCAAAGATTTCCTGTGTGCCTGATGTTCCCTTGTCAATGGCAACTGATACAGATTGACTCAAGGCCACGTTCAAAGGCTCACTGGCATCTGTCCAAAGGCTGATTGATGCATAGCCTGGTTGTGGCTGGCTGGTTACATCATCGCGCCCACTGCGGATCGAGATCGATGAGATCGTATTGTCCGCGTAAGTTGTAGCCCCTGCGAAAGTGACTGTCGGATACGGATCGTATGTTGTCACAGTGTTGCGCCAACCAAATTGATCGCACCGGTACGGCGTGAGGAGTCTTGAAGTAAGCGTTCGATGCTACGGCGAGCAGACTCACCATCGATGACACCGTTCATGATTATGGTCACGCCTGACCCTGCGCCATTGTCCGGTCGGATTGATCCCGAGCCATTTGGCACAAACATTTCAGGGCCAAACTCGCCTACGCGGTATGCGCCACCAGCCATGACCGATCCACCAGCTGCGCGTGAGCCTGATGTGTCTGAAACAAAATTAACTGCGCCAGCCAATCGTGTCACTGGGTTCATAAAGTTTTTCAGCCAGTCTGGGACTTTATTGTAAAACTTGAAATACGACTCGTATGCCCGAGTAACTAGGTTAATAGCATTGGCAAAAGTTTCCATTGCGCTTGCCATTTTTTCTAAAGTAGATACGCCAGTTTGAGCATCTGGGCTGCCTATTTCATCAAACAACTTTCCAAAAGCATTTGCAACGGTTCGCAATGATCCGCCTAGGCTGTATGCGCCGTCACCCTCAAATCGCCCTGCAAGTTCTCTTGCCCGAGTGCTTAAGCCTTGAGGATCATCCCCACTAAAGCCCTTGGCAACCATGTTGACTTGCTCTAGTAAAACTTTAAGTGTTGGCAACAGTGCCACACCGATTGATTCTTTCAGTTCGCCTACACGCTCTGTGACAATAGCCAACTGACCAGCATAGGTTTCTGTATTGGCCTTAGCTGCGCCACCAAATAGCCTGACCAATTCGCCCTGGACTAGGTTAAAGTCACCGGACTTTTTGATTGCATCATCAAGTGGGATGCCTAACTTTGTGAGTGCGCCTATGTTGCCTGTGTAAGCCTTGGAAAGTGTGAGCGATACTGTTTCAAGATCGCGACCAGTTGCCGCGCTAATGTCCATTGCAAGATTGGTTAGTTGCTGGGCTTTGCCCACATCACCAGTGGCTCGGGCTAGGTTAGCCAAGGCTGGGCGCAACTTTGTATCGGCTACGCCAAAGGCCAACTGCTGCTTGCTGATGTAATCCTCGGTGGATTTAATTTGAGCGTCAGTGGCGTTAGTGGTATTTTTTAGGGCTTCGGCAAGTTGCTTTTGTGACGCTTCATCCTCGACTGCAGCCTTTACCCCATCGATGCCGATCTTGATTGCATACGCGCCAGCAGCTGCGCCAGCAACTGCAAAAGACTTGGCCATTGCCTTGGAATACTTGCCAACTTTGCTACTAAATGACTTGGTGGTGTTGTCGGCCTTGTCCATGCCATCCAAAAACTTTTGAACGTCAGCAAGTAACGAGAGTTTGAGTGTCCTTGTATCTGCCATTAGCTGTACCTCGCCCAATTATCCATGACTTTGTTACACGCTGCGAACCAGCGCTTTTTGATTTCAGGTTGCATTGCCTTGAGCGTTGGAAAGATCCAGTAACCCTTGTTGCCCCTACCCTCACGCGATGTGCGAGGTGGGAAACGATAACCGCCATTAGGAAATGCGTTTTGGTTTCCAAAGGCGTTGCGATCGCCACCAAACTCATTGCCAAACAATAACTGACCAGCGTTAGCCCCACCGGACACCCGACCCTTGCCACCGCCAATGTAAACGGTAGGCACACGGTCACGGGCTGGTCTTACAGTCCGAGCGACAATAGCAGCTTGTTTTGGATAGATCGGATGCGCAAAACCTGCTCGCTCGATCCCTTGAGCAGTCCAGGCACTTAAAGAATAAACATCGTTTTTTAATTCCAACTGGGCTTCTTTGTCCATTTGGTTAAGTGCTTTAAGTAATCCACGATAATCAGCGAGATCAGGTCGGACTGTAATGCTGGTTCTAGTTTCAGCCATTGTGTCCGTTCCTTTCTCGTATCAGCGTGATCGCCGTGTTAATGTCTGCGAGCGACCAGTCCAAAAGATCTGACATTGGGATACCGGTGGATACTGCTATCCGTACCAATAAATCCCTTAGTTCTCTTTTGGGCTTTCCTCAACCACCTCAAAGCCGTCAAACTCGTTGACAACCCACGCTTGTTGATTAGGCAACTTTGTATGGCCAGCCGCTTTGGCTGCCTTGTAAAGCATGCAAGTGATCACATCGAGTGAACCCTCGCTCATCTTTTCAGCTGCTTGAGTGACTGTGTATCCGAGATCTCGCTCGATTTCGATCCAAAGCCAAGTTGACTCATCGCTCACTATGTAGTTATTGCCCTGTTTTGTTTTGATTTCGTATTGCATAATGGTTGCCCTGTTCTATTCGTTACGCTCTGGTGACCGATCCATCCTCAACAACAAAGCTGAGGCTGGTGGTTAGTACGTCAGTAGCCGCGCCACCAACGGTTGGAAATACTGGGAATAAGTTGCCAGTGAATGTGTCACCGTTGACATCAAAACTGAAAGCCAATGCGGTGTCCGGTGCGTTCTTGGCGGCATCCCATAGTGCGCTAATGATGCCAGCACTGGATGTATCGTCAAGGTACATTTCCACATTTAGTGTGGCGGTCTTGTCTACGGTCTTATATGCGCGACCTGACAAAACTTCCAACACCTGCTGGTTGTTTTCCATTTCTAGGGTCACTGTTGATGCCTGGTCAGCGTATGACACCGAGTTGATGGTTAGTGTCAATGCGCGGCCTGTAATGTAAACGGCGGTCATTTCTTACCTCTCTTAATTGGTTGTAACCATCTCGATGTTGATCTGGCTGATAAGCATGTCGGCGTTGCCGATCTGCTGGACTGTCGGTTGTGACCATCCACCCAAAAACGCGATGTTATTGGATAGTAGATCCGTCACTGACAAAATTAGGGTTTCCAAGTTTGCTGGCATGCAGCGCTACTCAGTAGAACTACTAGAGCGTTCATCCCCAGACTTTTTCCAGGCAATGGTCGACAACATGACACGCGCCTACAACAAGGCAACAGATGCAGCAGTTATTGCA